GTAGCTTATAAGGGTTTGTATCGTAGGTTTTAGCTTGATGCAGACTTTTGTCTTTGTATTCATTTTTATGTTTGCCTCTGATTCTGCGGACACTCGTTCTTACCGATTCAAGGTTATTCCAAACTAATGGATGTTCTGCATATATTTTTTTAGACAAGGTTAAATCCCCATGATCTGGAAATTTCTCCAAATATGGTCTAATTATCTCTTGTTTCTGCATAATAGTAGATTAGTAAACATCCGACAAATACAAGCAATAAACCTGCAAATGTCATTACAATCTTTCGATTGTTTTAGTTGGTTCAAAGAAATTTTTAACCAGATAGGCGAACCCTCCGGCAACAGATGCCATTGCTATATGCTTCCAATTAAAGGTTAATGTACCAGCTTCAAGTGATTGCTGAATAATTAAAATTGCAGGAGTTAATACCGCCATGATTAGACCTCTTACAATATCTGATATTGATAACGTGCCTTGCTTTGAAATTCTTTTTTTCATGATTTTTTTTATTACCACCTTGCTTCAGTACCTCTGCAATCGTAATGCACAAAGCTGGGATAAACACCAACTCCGCCTTGCATCATTTTGCCTTGTTTGATTAGTTTTTTAATTATAACCGATAACTGCTTTGGAGTGTATTTTGAAGTGACTAAATCTGCCGCCTTTGCCAACTTATGCTGACTTTTTGGACTGCCACCAATAGAGGCATTATAAGCCTCTGTACGATACGCAGAATTTAAAGTGATAGGAATACCTATAAAGTCCCGAAGTGCTTGTAGCTGGTCAGCTAATAGCTTCACGTTTGATTCTAATGCTTCGGGTACTTTACTCCCATCCTTGCACTTAAACTCGCGGATGTGGAAATTGGTTGTCAGTTGTCCTGCGTTCACTTTTTTTTATTGAGAAAATGCTCTACCATTGAAATCACGAAATCAATTATCTTGCGTTCCAACTTCGGGAACACAACGCGCAGGACCCAAGCTAAAACACCCGGAACTGCTTTCTTAATTTCTGGCATCAAGTTAACTTTAACCTCTGCCTCGATGTATTCGATTTCTTCCGCTTTCATTTGATTTTGTTAGTTGCTTTGATATAATACCTAATGGCAAAAATTCCGCTGATTATAGCGACCAGAGACGCCAATAAAGTTACTATTGGTTGTATGTTGGCAATAGATAATACTGCACCTGATAAACTTACTACGGTCGCCAAATCGGCGTTATTATTTGTCATCTTTAATTTGCGGTTGTAATTGTTTAACTAATTCAGCAGCTACTGCCTTGACTTGAATGTGCGGAGATGTTGACTGCTCAATAACTGCCAATACTGCCTCCCATTCTTGGACTGCCAATTCTACTTTTAACTTTTGTACTTCTTGTTGTACTTCTGCTTGTACTTCTTTTTCAGTTTTCATAGGGTTGTTTTTTTGTCAAATATAGTTAATTATTGGGTTGTGTTTCTGTATCAGTTTCTGAATCAGGCTCTATTGGTTCAGTTTCTGGCTCAGTTGGTTCTACCACTACTTCCTCAACTACTGGCGGAACATAATCTCCGATGATAGTCAAGTTTAGTTTCTCAGCTGCCCAATTAAATAGGTAATTATCATCATCACTCCAAGCATTGTAATCCTCACCATCAATCAAAATGTTGCCTTGTGACAAAACGCATTTATCTTCAGTTAATAACTGATATAAGAACGTAGTGTAATTAAATAATTGACCATCTACAATTTTAAGAGTTAATATTACTGCTTCTTTTGTTACGCCTTTATCCCATATAGGAATTGATTTTATGATTTTCATATTATTTTGTTTTTAATTCTTTAATTTCTGCTGATAACTCTTGTACTGCTTTTACAAGCAAAGGTATAATACTTTGATATGCCACACTTAAATATTCGCCACCTTCTTTGACAATACCTTCTAAGTAAACCTCATCTTTTAGTAACTCTTGTAAATCCTGAGCAATAAATCCAGTTTGAATAGATTGGTCTTTTGAATAATCTTCGTTAAATTTATAGGTTACAGGCTTCATTTTGTTAATCAAATCAAGCGAATTGTTTAATGGCGTTATTGAATTTTTAAGCCTTAAATCAGAACCATTTACATAAGCACCTGCTCCCCAAACTCCAGTTCCGTTTACTTGTAGATTATATGCTCCTTGGTCAGTAGTTCCTGCAATATAAACTTCACCACCTGATGTGATACGCATACGTTCAGTTGAATCTGTTCTTAAAACTAAAGGATGATTTGAATTAGTTCCTAAATATCCTGCAGTATTGTCAGACTGCATTACCGTAAATACAGTTCCTAATGATGATACCGCTGAAAATACAGAACCATTATTAGCAGTTACATTCCCACTAAACGTAGCACTTGTTCCTGTTAATGCAGCACCTAATTCTGTAGCACCACCAAAGTAATTTAATCCACCTGCTGAATAAATTGAATAATTTAAAGTACCGCCTGAAGTTTGGTTTGCAATATATACCGCATAATTATTAGTTAATGTAGCTGATGCTCCCAATTCAGGATTTTGAACATATAGACCATATCCATTTGTAGCAGTTGCAGCTGCTCGAATTTTACAATTAGCTTGAAATGCTACATTAGACACACCATTCATGGAAGCGTCGGTAATAATTGCATATTGAGAAGAGCCAACTGTTGTTGAGCCTCCTACAAAGATAGCACCATAATTTTGATAAGCATTTGCTCCAACTGTTAATCCTCCTTGAACAACACCTGTACTTGTAAAATTATAAGATGTTCCATTTAATCCACCTGTAAGCGTACCACCTGTTAATGGTAGGTAAGCTGATAAATCAGATGTTAAAGCTAATGTGCCTGTGGCTGATGGTAATGTAAAAGTATTTGTAGTGCTTTTAAATCCTGATTGAAATGTTACAATACCTTGAAAATAACTATCGCTTTGAACAAATAAACCATAACCTGTTCCGGCATTTACAATTCTTAAAGTTTCGGTAGTGTTTGTTGTACTTAATGTACCACCTGTCAATGGTAGGTAAGCACTTAACGCACTTCCATAATCAGGAACATTTAAAGTATTTGATATAAATGTCGCTGCACCTGATGTTCCAGTTGTAGTTAAAGTTATTGCCCCTTGTTTTGAATTAAACGTACTCCAATCAGCAGATGATAACGCCCCACGATTGGTAGCAGATGCAGTAGGCACGTTCAGCGTAATTACAGGCGTAGTAGTTCCATTTGCTACTGTGCTTGATAAATCAGTTCCAGTAGTTCCTAAAGTTAAAGCAGCGACCGAAGTAACTGTTCCTACACCTGCACCACCAACTAAAGCTATTGTTCCTGTGGCTCCTGGTAGAGTGTAATTATGAGAACCATTATATGTAAAAGTAGCGCTACCAGTTCCAGCTCCATTAGTAAAAGCAAAATATGTATTATTAGCTTGTACTTGAGTATGATTTGCTAATAAATTAAGCGCATTTTGTTCTCTAATATAAAATTGATCACTTGCCTTTATATTATTTAAGAAAGTTTTTACACCTGCAAATGATTGAGTTCCTGTGCTTACAACACCTCTAGTAGAAGAATCAGCATTTGGTAAATTAAACGTATGAGTATCTGTTGCGCTTGAAATGTTAAAGTCAGTACCACTTGTGCCAACTGCAAAGTATTGTGTTTGTTTTGTTAATCCGTTTAATGCTTGTATGCCTGTGGTAAATGTGGTAATTACTTGACACAAATGACTATTCTCGGTATGTAACGTGATTGTTCTACCTGAAACATTAACGTAAACACGAACAGCAAGTCTATCAGTAGCCGCTAAAACTGTTTCTGGAACTGCTAAAGATGAAAAATATGGATTTATAGTTGTGCCAAAAGCAATCAACTCAGGCGCTGCCGAACTACTCGCAATTAACGTAAAAGTACTTCCATTGTACTTATACAATTCGACATAAAAAGAAGGAGTACCACCGCTTGATGATGCACTAAAATAAGTTTCAAAGTTCCAATTACCAGCAGGAATTAATAAGGCATTAGGGTCATTCGCATCAGTTAAAAATTGAGCAATGTAACCATCAGAACCAATACTAAAATCTGTCCCTGCACCAAATACAGGAACTTTATTCATTTCTTTGTAAACATTACCACCAATTGTTCCCTGATCAACTGAACCATTTAGATAGTAAGATACCGAAGAACCACCGCCGCCTCCGCCTGTTGGGAAGTCAGCTAACTGTCCATCACCTCTAATATACTGCGATGCTAAACCTGCACCTGTTACTGCAATCGTTCCTGAACTTGTTATTGGACTATTTGCAACGCTGAAAGCTGCTGGCATTGATAACCCAACTGAACTAACTCGATTGTTTAACTGATTCTGTACCTTGCCAAATGCTTGTAAGATTGTATCGGTTGCAAGAATTGCACTTCCTGTTATTGATAATCCCGTTAATAGCTTACTAGTAACTCTAGCATCGGTTACTATTCCTGCTACTGTCGTTCTGTAAGCAATATTATCGCCTGAGATGGCAATTGGTATAATATTAGCATCTGCAACCGCTCCAGGTAATGCAGTAAAATCCTTTAAATAAACTCCATTTATAACTGGCATATCTTTTAATTTACAAATACATATCTATCATTCCCATTATCTACATATGCGTCAACATTTTGCGCCCATACATAGTAAATAATTTCAGAATCTACTATTGCACCATAGCCTGTAATTACTCCTGTAAATTTAACAAAATCTTCGGTACTTCCACTTATCTCTATGTTCTCTAAAAATCCCTGACCTGCATCACCTTCATTTGTATCTAAATTTACCATAGACCAAGAAACTATTTCTCTAGATCTACCAAAATCTTTTAACTCATTCCATCCTATAATTGAACCCGAAACTGCATAAACCGCTTCAAAACTAATCGAATAAGAATGTAATCGGCCTAATTGTTTTTGGCCCATATTTTCTGTACTCTTGCAAGTCTTAATAAAACTAATAGATTCACTGAGTCCATTGCTTAACAAGCATCCGACTGGCAAATCATTTATATAAAGCATTAACTCGGTCATGATGTTGTTCCTTTTACTGTCACTCTTGTAGTTTTACCATAA